TGTCGCGGCCGCTGTAGTAATACCCGCGGGAGCCATACCACACCCCGCCGTGATATTCCCATAAAATAGCCGCAAAAGCGTTTAACGTTCCATAGTCAATACTCATGCTGTATTTTCGCGGCTCATCCTCTTTCCATTCCGGAACGGTTTCGATTGCTTCGGCATACATCGGATAGATCAATCCTTCTGCAAGCGCCCACTCTCCGTAAATATAGCGCCGTTCGTAAACCGTGCCCTTATATTCGCGCTGTAGGGCCTCGACAAAAGGCGCCGGTAAATACGGATTGTCAAATATCGTATAGCTTTGGACGTATTTATTTATATCGTCCCTGTCGATAAACGCTTTTAGCCAGTGCATAGGATTTTCCGGATTGCACGCCCCGTCAAAACATGAATACGGTTTATCAAGTCGGGACTGTAGCACGCTAAAAACGTCCTTGTTCCATTTCGCGATCTCGTCTCCGTAACAGTATTTAATAGACGAGCCTAAAATTTTGCTTACCTGACTGGTTTTTTCTGCGCCGAGGCAGTAAACGTCCTGTCCGCAGATCCTCGCAATGTTTCGGCTGTTTATCATTCCGACGATCTCGTCCGTGTACATCTCCCGCATTGGCTGTAACACGTTTCTTTCTATCGTGTCCCGTGTTACTCCGATTATAACGGCGAGTCCCTTCTCGTTCCGGCGCTCCAGTAGCCTCGACGGTATAACGTGCACAACATCAACAAAGGATTTACCGGAACGAACAGCGCCTATTTTAAAATTCCATCGCGCGTTCGCGTTCGCTATGTATTCATACTGTTTCGGGGTCAGGGTGTAACTGTTTTGCATTCTTTTTATTTTCCGCGAGGATCCGTGTTAGAATCTCTATTGCTTCCTGCTTCTCTTCCGGTCTGTAATCGGATTGTCCTAAATAGTTCTTGCCGAGGAAGATTGCCATCGCCGCGTTTGTTTCGGCTATTTTAAACTGATAGCGCCGGAGCGATATTTTGCCCCTGACGCTGTATTTTTTATATGTCTGTTCAAAAGTCGCCCCGTATTCCCTCCGGCAGAAACGCTTTAACGTAGATATACTGCAATCAAAGAATTGTGCTATTTCCTCCTCGGTGCACATCATGGAACACAGCTTTTCGAAGCTGTCCCTGCTTATTTCTGTTTGTGGTCGTCCTGTACGTGCCATAAATTAATTTACCCTGTACGGCTCCGCGCCGAAGTCGTCGTTAAACGGCTTTATATCTGCGAACAAATTTATATACCAGTTAACGAGCTCTGTATCGACGGTTAAAACGGTGTTTTCGCTCCGAGGGTTTGTGTTCACGTTCGCGGATGATTCTATTAAACAGTCGAATTTATCACCCTTTATTGCCATAACTTTAGAATAATTCTTAAATGTTACCATCCGGCCGTTCTCTTCTTTTATGAATTTCTGAACCTCGTTATAAACATCCGAATAGCTCCCGCGAAAGATCTCTCCTACATAAAAGTCAACTCTGTCTATCATTCCGCGCCGGTACCATTTCCGAAGGTCGTTCACGTCCTCGCCTGCCATACACCAAGTTGATATAAACGCGAATTTAATATGCTGTTGCCGGAGCACCATTTTGAAATAGGTCAGGCTGTCAACGTCTCCGAATGAAAAGCAGTGATAACTGTCGCCGTCCTTAAAATGCCAGTTTAGCTCCGCCTCGATCGCCTGCTCGCTCCGGACTTTCCGCGCCTCATTCCGGAGCCCCATCCGGTGTGATAAAAAAACCTTCACCCCGCCCTGATCCGGTAGCTCCTTTTTTGTTTTTTTCTCCGGCTTTTCCTCTTTTACTTCCGGTTCGTCGTCGAAGAGGTCGTCTAAAAAGGATTTCTCATTCATTCAATTTAACCGCCTTTTTGCCGGTGAATGTTTCCCAACGGTCAATAATTACGTCCGCGTATTTCGGATCCAATTCACAAATAAAACAGTTGCGGCCCAACTGCTCGCACGCGATCAACGTCGACCCGCTCCCTCCGAATAGGTCTAATACATTCCACCCCCCTTTGGAGGAGTTCTTTATCTGGTAGCCGAGTAGGACCTGCGGCTTTACTGTCGGATGGAGATCCGCGCTATTCGGTTTATCGGCGCGCAGGATCGTTGTGCTCTTGGTTATCCCCATCATTTTCTCGCACAGCGCTATTAATTCGCCCTTCTTTAGTGTTGATAGTTTCGCGGTTGCATCCTCAATTACGGTAGCCTCCGACCTGCTGTCAATAAAATAATGTGCGGCGCCCGTTTTCCACCCATATAGGCAGAGTTCATGCATCCATTGGTAATCTGAATTCCGGCCCATCACAAAATGTGATTTTACCCAGACTAACTGCTCATGTATTTTGAATTCCGGAATGTTGCGAATCGCCCCCTCGAATTCGATATGGTGCAGTCCTGCATACCATACATAATACGCGGCGCCCGCTTTCATATGATCCGCGCCGTTCCGGAGGGCTTTTGTCAGGAATTCAATAAAAACGGATTCCGGCATCGAATCGTTCATGATGTGTTCCCCGTTGTGGGACGAGTTCGGCCGCTCGCAATTTCCAACGTTGCAATTATACGGCGGATCCGTTAGAAGAAGGTCAGCCTCCGCGCCGTCCATTAATTTATTAATGGTTTCGGCGTCGGTGCTGTCCCCGCAGATCAGTCTATGGTTCCCTAACTGGTAAATATCCCCGACCTTTGATTTCGGGACGGCAGGAGGATCCGCGCTGTAATCGTCTTCCTGCATGTCCTTTTTTTCCTCCGGCGCTTCCTCAATGTCAAACCCAAAGGGTTCCATATCTATATCAAAACTTTTTAGCTCGGCCAGTTCCATGTTCAACAGCTCTATATCAAAGCCTGAATTCATGGTCAATTTATTATGCACAAGTGCATATGCGCGGCGCTGTTCGTCCGTTAAATGGTCGAGCCTGATGATCGGAACCGTTTCAATGCCTAATTCTAGCGCGGCAATCAGTCTCCCGTGTCCCTCAATGATGGTATTATTCCATACCGCTATAGGATCATCGAATCCGTAATCCGTGATAGATTTTTTTATCTGCTCTATCTGCTCCGTCGGGTGCAGTTTCGCATTTCTTTTATATGGTTTTATATCCCGAATCGGGACGTATTCAATTTTTAGCTCCATGCTATGCCCTTGCTATATTCTTTCTATAAAATTCCCGCCGACCCGCCCGCAACAGGAGGAAAGCCCGCATTCGCGGGATCCCTCATGTTTACGGTTATATTTTACAAAATTAGGCGTTTAGTGTAAACGTCTAAAATTACATAAAAGGCAATTCCTCGTCGATTCCTTCCGGAATCTTCATAAATTCATCGTCCGGCGCCGTGTAAGGCGCTCTGGGCGTCTCCTGCGCCTCCGGCGGCGTGTTCTGCGTCCCGTTCTCGTTCTTGCTCTGGGCGAATTCCTGACGGTCAATAATAACGTCCGTTGTATAGATTTTCCGCCCTTCCTTGTTAGTATACGAGCCCGTCTGGATCCGTCCGGATATGGTGACCCGCATCCCCTTGGTAAAATATTTATCCGCGAATTCCGCGCCCCTTCCGAATGCAACGCAAGGAATAAAATCGGCGCCCTCCCTTCCGTTCCTGTCAACGGCGAGCGTATATCTCGAAACGGCCGTCCCTTCCTGTGTGTATCTGGTTTCCGGATCAGCTGTTAAACGTCCCATTAAAACTACAATGTTCATCTTTTCCTCCTGAATGCTAATTCATACCCGAAAGCATCGAGTAGTCTTTCCGCCTTTGTTATCTGTGTGCCCCTGCTTGAATAGATCAGCGTTTTTATTTCTGACGGTACCATTTTCGCCCTGAATGCTATTTGCCAGATTTCCTCATCCGATGATTCGAGCATTATTTCCAACGCTTTTATTAACTCGCTGTCTCTGTTTGATCTTTTATTGCTCATTGGTTGCCCTCTCTCATATCCGCGCCGCAGTTCGGGCAGTAGTGATGCCCGCCGCCTGTGTATGCTAACGGAAAAAACGTATTACACTGGTTGCAAACTTGAACCAATAAACCTCCATTATCGTTTGGAATAACTGCATCAATCCATTTCCCCTTCTTCCGCTCTTCGATGGTCGGTGCGTGTTTGATGTCGATGAGCGGAATTGCTATGTCACCGTTTTTCAAGTGATAGTATTTTTCGATTCTCTTATCTTCCAGTATCCTGTCAGCGTCTATCAGTCTCATCCTTCGCCCTCCTGTTCCATGCTTCGATTGCCTTCTTCCACGCCCCAGTTATTGCGGCATATTCTTCTTGTGGTTCCAGTTCTCTACCAGATTCGTATATTCCAGAACCACGACTGTAACATTTCTTGCATCTTATGTACCAGAATTTGCCCATTATTCCGCTAACTCCAGAATACATTTCTGCTTCTCCGCCACAAAACGGACACGGCTTCAAATCACTCATTCTTCCCGCCTTTCCCCATAACTGCAAAAATCGTCTTCAGTGTGTGTCCGCCATGTTCTTAATGGACACCCATTATCTTCGTAAAGGTGCTTGCAATCCTTGCACCGTATGACTTCCTGTTTGGCGTCTTCCCGTCCAAGTTCGAACGCTTTTTCCAGTTCGGCTTGTTCAAGGTCTTGCATCTTTTGGATATCTGCGTCTGTAGGCTGTGCGGACGGAATGGCGCTTACAATGCTTTTTGCAATATCCATTATCTTGACCATATCATTCTCAAAGCCAAAACAATAAATCAACTTTCTCTGCCGTTCGTTGATTTTATCAATCGCCGCCTGTCTGCTGATTAGGTCATCCATTTTTATTCTGTTTTTCATCCTTCATCCCTCCATCCGTTTGCCCATTCTTCCATGGACTTTTCCCAGTCCTTGTATGCCTGTTTCCATTCGGGGGTTTCAAATACCTTCTTTGTCAGTGCGTATCCGTTTATCGGCGGAGCGGCATCTGCTACCAGTTCCGGCACTTCTCCGTAGCTGACTACGGCAGAGCGCCCCTGAGACCTGTAACACACAAGACCGTCATTTATCAGCGCCTTTAACGCCTTCCTTGCTCCGTATTTCGTCACGCACGGAAGAAGGCTTAGAATGTTGCTGATTGGTACAACCGCCCTAGCAGGAGCATACATCGCGTTGTATGTACTGATCTGGCAATTTATCAGAAGCGCGAATATCTTTTCTCTTACTTCCCAGTCAGTCATAATCCCTCCATCCGTTTCCTAAATACGGCCTGCCCTCATGATCTATTAGCGTTATAACGTTCCCTTTTGCTGTCCAGAGGTATTCAACGCCGGTTTGCGTGTCTATTGCGATCGTATAGTCCCCGCCGCGTTCTATGACTGTAAACCGCGGGCTTCCTTCCTCCATGAAATAATATTCTTTCGCCGGTTCCGCTCCGCATCCTGCACTGAATACCAACGCGATCAGGACGATTAATAACGCCGCTACAACTCTTATATTGTTCTTGACCATCAGCAACTCCTTTTATAATTTTTTAATCCACCAATTAAAAACGTTTTCAGTCGTGTCCCATTGTGTATTGCTTCCGTCCTCCGGAAGTAAAATTCCCGCTTTTATTCTTTCTTTCACCATGCGATCAAATGCGTTCATATATAAATTTTTATATTTCGGATAGCGTTCAAACTCCTTTAACATTCCTTTTGCTCCGCTCATTGGGCACCCGATACAGCCGAGCCTTTTAAAACCCTCATCATAGAGCTTGCAATATGATATTTTATACTCTCGTATAAATTCCCATACCTCATCTGTACTCCAATCAATGATAGGGTTTAGGATTCGTTTCGAATGTTGCATACAAAAATGTATTGTTTCTTGATCAGGGTTATCTGGATCTATTAATTCGCGGTTTTTTGTTTTGAAATTAGATACCTCTAAGCCCCCCCTAGTTGCGGCGCGTTTATTTGATTCCGCCCAACGAACACCTGTCATAACAAAGCGCCCCTCTCCCTGTGTTTCCTTTAGGTTTGCACAGCAGTATCTTGCTATTCTTGTGGGCGGCATCTTTGACTTTGGTATAAGGTTCCACATCGTGACAACTTTCCCCTTTTCCTCGCCGCTTTTGTATCTTGGAAAATCAAAGCTAACGTCTTTAAAACTTTTCACAAAACGAACCAGTTCTGGTGGATCTACTGACGTTACATTATAGTGTGCATCATATTTAACGCCTGCCATATCTGCTAACGCTTTTATCGTTACAGAATCCTTTCCTCCTGAAAAGCTCAAATAATACCCTTCATCTGGCTCAAACGTTTTTATTCTCTCAATCGCCTGTTCTACCTTGTCTTTGCCGTATATATTCATTTGATGGATCATTTTTCGTCTTCCTCCTGTATATAGTCCTCTATATCTTTCCAGTATTTTTCTCCGAGCTCGTCGTCGTCCGGCGTCCCGCCTCCGATCGTTAGGGCCATCATCATTGCTCCAAACATCCCGCCTAAAATGAAAATAACAAAATAGATCATATGTCCCCCTCTTGCCGGTTCATGCTGTGTTCTGTGTCGAATCCTTCCGGATAGCGCGCTTTTAGTTTTTCTATGTTCTCTTTCATGACATATTCCAACGTTACGCCCGCGCCGGTTGCCGCTATATCCAGATACCATGCAACATCACCCAATTCTTTTATTAAATGTTCTCCGTTCAACGGGTGACCCTGAAACATCCATTTCTTTATGATGTCCATGAATTCCCCCGCCTCGCCGCAGAGCCCCATCGCTCCGTTTATCAGAAGATCATCAACTTTATTTGTTCCGGCCGTGCGGAGAGCCGCTTTTTGATATTCGTTTATCGTCATATATAAACCCTCTGTTTCTGTATTCCTTCCGTGTGTTTTCCTGCAGGGATGCGATAACATCGTCCATGTTTTCGGCTATTATCTTTACGAGGGGCGACCGTCTGATCGCCCTCTCTTCCGCCTCGACCCGTTCCTTTGCCTGCAGATATTCCCTGTATACGCGTTTATAATCGTCCGCGATGGATTTAAATAGCGTTTCCGCGAGCCTGAGTGCCCCCTCCGGATCTATCTTGTTCGCGTCAATTTTCGGCAGGCTGTTTTGCTCTTCGTTCCGCATCCGCTTTTCGTCTCCCTTCGAATAGCTCCAATAATTCCGCGATCCTCGGCTGATCCGGTTCCTGCAGGATATAGCGCCGGAATGCTACCCCCTCGCGGGATTCGTCGAGCCGTTTCACTTTTACGCCCATCTCTTCTAGCTCGGCGATCCGTTTATGTACCCAGTTTATGTTTAGTTTTATAAACCCATCCCTGATTGTCATCCCGCTCTTCGGGTGCTTTACCATATAGCGCAGGATCTTTTCGTGCTGTGTCATCCTTCTTCTTCCTCCTCTCTGAACGGCTGGAATGCCATATTTCTAACCATCCGGTTATAGCATTTGTCGCACATCCATATAGTTTCTAATCTTACCGTTGCGCCGTTCGACGTATACCGGCGTACAGTCATGGTCTGGTATGGTCTTTTTAATTCCTTATTGCACGAATCGCAATAAATAGTCATTACCCGCCCCATCAGTCTAAATCCTCCGCTATACCTTCGTCCCCGTCCTTTTGGATCGTGACCTTTGTTGTTACTCGATCTCCCTTTTCAAATTTCACTTTATAGCCGTTTCGCGTCATCAATGTTATAAGGCTGTCTACCTCCGACGCGGTGAAGCTCTTGAATCTGAAAACTGTAATCATGTATTGACCTCTTTCCTGAATATTAATTTTTCTCTGCTCCATCCGGCGTATTGCTCCCGCAGGTACCGTTCCGCGGCGTCTATGTAAATCTTCCGGTTTAGCGTATGATCCATCCGCTCGTGGCAGTCTCTGCATATGGTTATTATATTTTCCTCAACGCCGAGCCCGCCCTGTGAACGCGGTATAATATGCGCTTCTGGTGCTCCGGAACGTCCACAGAATATACAGCGCCCGTTGTCCCGTTCATAGACCCGCCGTTTCACTTCCGGTTTTATGTCCGTTGCCCTGCTCCGCTTTGTTTTGTAAGTCACGGTATAGCCGCCTTTCCTCGTATGTTTCTATTTCGTCCATCGGTATGTCACACCCTATGCATTCATTCCGGACGCCCTGAATGAGGTTATACATTTCTTTGCTGTTGTAGGTGTGCGACCCTTTTAGCTTTAAAAATGCCCTCATCCTGATTCCGCGGAAGTCGTCTGTGTACTCTGTAGGCAAATAGTGTTCCGTTATATTGCGCTTCCATCGGTCGTCGTCCGGCAGGATCTCGTATACGGGTTTTCCGGCGTCGTCTCTGATCAGTTCATGGTTCCCGTATTGTGTTATCATTTCGTTTTTGATTTCGTAAAACCGATCTCCGTTGCTGTTTGCTAATAATCCGATTAGCCTATGAAAATACGCGTTCGCCTGCAGGCTCCGCTTTTCCTTATGCTCTGATAGGTCGAACAGCTTTTCCGGATCCTCATGCACGAAACGGAGCAGGCGCGTGATTATCTGGGACGCCGTTCCGGTCATTGTGTGCCCCCTATTCCGAGAAGCGTCCGCTCCAGTTCGTCGTAATCGTAACTTCGTTGCTCGAATTGGTTAAACTTGTTTGTTTTTCCGGCCGGAGCTTTCCGCGCCTCTTTTTTATCGTCTGGTTTATATACCGTTTGCCACCCGTGCTCTATAGCCGTCTGCAGGAGCTCGATTCGCTGAGTATCGTTCACGCCTATAACGTTTAGCTTGTTTATTAATAGCTCGATCGCGTGTTCTGTCATCGGCTTTCGGAGCTTCTTTCGATGCTCAACGAATTTTAAAACCTCGGTCTTTAATTCCGGCGTGCATGTTTCGAAGACATCGCGCCGCTCGTCGGCGCTTTCTTTTTTATTTTTTTCTTTTCCTTTCTCTTTTATATTTTCCTTTTCCATTTTACATTTATCTTTAGGTTCGGCTTTGCTTTCGTTTGCTTGCACTTTGCTTGAATTTGCTTTAACCTCGCTTTCGCTTGCTTGCGCTTTGCTCGCGTTCTGCTCCTGCCTTGCTTTGCCTCCCTTGCGTCCTGCTTCCCTGCGCTTCTCGTTCGCATCAATTTGCGGCTTGATCAGGGCGAATATTGCGGCTGTTATTCCGGCGTCCTCTTCCGGTTTCTCTCCGGTTAGTCCGTAACGGCAGATAGCTTCATAACATGCGAGCCGGTCGGAATCCGGTAACTTTTCGATTGCCGTATAAAATGACTGGTAAAAAATAAATCCGTCCTTCATTCCTCCACCTCCTCTATCGTTACGACGATCCGCGGATCCGTCCGGTCGATATGCCATATATCGAAGCTGTTTCTTACATAATCCCATCCGTCGTCTTTTATAATTCCTCCGGTTACTAAGGCGTCCTGAATGAATTTATGTGCTATGCTCGCTATGTTGTCGCGATCTCTCCGTTTATCTGGCACAAAATGTTCATACGTCAATACAACGGGCTTTTTTGTGCTCTGGATCTTGGCCTTGCGAATTATGTTTAATATTCGCTGTTGCCACCCTTTTTTCATGGTCGAGGCCGCGTACTTTGTGGCGCGTTCCGCTTTGATGTATTCATTCAGGGACGGGAGGCGCCCCTGAATAATGAAAGTCTGTTTCATGCTATGCCCTTCTGCTGATAATAGTTATAGAGCGCCATAACTGCAGGGTCCGGCGCGTTTGTTACGCTCTCAACGTTTAGCCGCTTGAGCCAGTTCTGCAACGATTCCGGATTTGTTACGCGGAGAATTGTTTCTATCATTGTGTTGCGATCCGGATACGCTTCCCGCGCGCGCTGAACCGGTGTTTTCGGATCCTGCTCCGGCGCAGGCTGTTCCTGTTTTCGCGTCTGAGGCGCCTGTGTTCGTCTCTGTGGCGTTTTTGGTGCCGGTTCGGGGGAATCCTCCTCACTGTCCCGCATCTCTTCTGTGGGGATGCAGAATGCCTGAAAACAAGCGTATTTAAACGCGGCGGACATCGCTTTATTCATCGACTTGTCGCCGGAGTCCATGCCCTCGCCGATCACGGTTGCCGTTACGAAGGATCCGTCCTCTGCATAGAATGTATATTTTACCTTTGTGATCGAATAGATCAGGAGCGCTCCCTTGTTTGTCGTGCGTTCCTCGCGCGTCTGATCTACGACTTCCGGAACGACAAACACCCTATTTTTCCGGAGCGCCGGATTTAATGCATTCATTACGGCGTCAATTCCGCGATATTTGTAACCCTGCTGTTGGTTCTTGCTGTCCTTCCCGACGATTCCGCAGTCCTCCATAACGGCCGCCATCGATTCGTAAATATTGCGCTTTCTTTCTTCTTTCTTCTCTGTATTCATATTCGAGCCTTTCCTCTCTGTTCTGATAGAATTCATATGCTTTCATGGTTTCGCCTCAACGGATCCGCAGGCTTTCTCCCTGCTCAAAATGCGCGATTCCTTCGAGGTTTTCTCCCGCCTTTAACGCGTCCTTAATAGCGGCCTTATTAATTACCGGATCCGGAATGGTTATAAATTCCTGCGGGATCTTGAAAACGTCGGTTGTATCCATTACGACGGAAGCAGGGTTTTTCTGGATCCCGAAACTGAAAAGCGCCGTCTTGAATTTCTTTTTGTCTACTGCTACCATCGCCGCCTGCAGGTTCTTGGTGATTCGGTCTGCGCTGTTTTCGAGGGCTTTCTTTCTTGCTGTCAGGCGATCCGCTTCCTCTTTTGCCGCTTTCGCGTCCGCGTTTAACTGCCTGATTACCATAGCGTAACCGTCCGCCTTTTCTTCGAAGTCTCCCTCTATCGCCTCCATTGTGTCCGCTATGACCTCCGGATCAACTTCCGGATCCGATGCAATTTCTAACAACTGTTTAAACTGATCTGTAAGCTCGTATAGTGTCATCTTTTATTCCTCCGTCTCTTTCCTGCTCTTCTCTGTCTCTGGATTTCGTCGTATGCCGTCAAAAAATACATTGCTAATTCTGCAGTCATAAATCCGCAACAGATTGCGCTTTTTGTATCAACCCACGGTACCGCGTTCCCGATAAAATACGCGAGCAGAATTGCTATTAATGCGTTCTTAATAAAATTTACCCCTCTCATGCTTTCCCCTTATTTAATACCCCGCACAACTTCGACGATCTGCGAGTCCGTCATTCCTGTTACTTTTGCAATTCTCGCGAAGTCGTATAGTTTTATGGTTTCCGGTCTGTGTTTCCATCCGGATAGCGTGCTTTTAGATCTTCCTATTCGGCGCCCGACCTCGGTCAGGTTTACCGGTTTGTATCTGGTTCCGAAGATCCGCTCCGCGGTCCGGTCACTTACGCGCGGCACCCTGCTCCCCCTTTATGATGATATTTAGAATGATTCCGGCGGCGATCATTGCCACGGTATGCCCTGTTAAAATTCCCGCGGTTGCGATCATTGCCGTTATGACGTGGCGTGTTGTGGTTTCGATTTTATGCATATTGACTTCTTTCCCCCTTGTGCTATGATTTAAATGACTTCTTTCGAGCGTCGTCTTTGTGGGTGCAAGCAGGGCGGCGCTCCCCCTTTTTTACTGCATCAATTCGTCTAATGTTACCCCAAAAAAATCCGCGATTTTCGCGAGCGTTGTCACTTTCGCGTCTCTCGTTCGCCATCGGCCGATCGTGCCGTTTGCAATGCCGCAAGCCTGCTCTACCTTCCGGATCGACGTTCCGCGCTCTTTACATAGCGCTTTGATCTTGTGATAGGTTTTTTCCATCCGCTTCTCCTTTCTGTTGATTTTTCTTTTTCCATCGTCTATTATCTAAATATCCGTTATAATTACATATTTAGGCTTTTGAGAATAGACATGTTTCTATTCTCATTCTAAATACTCGTTGTCTGAATGTCAACGGTTATTTAGATATTTTTCTATTTCTTTTCTGGATTTGTTTATCTTCTAAAGGAGGTGGTTTTGTGAATTCGGTCGAATTGGTTTTAAAACTATGTAAAGATAGGGGCATCCCTGTCTCCCATCTGGAGCGGGATCTTGGATTTTCGAACGGATATATAGCCGGATTGCGGAAGGGCTCAATTCCCTATGATCGGGCGTGTAAAATAGCGGATTATTTTAACGTCCCGTCCGTTTACATTCTCGCCGGTGTGGAGGAGGATCCGCTTCTCGGTGTGTTTACTTCCTCCGGTTCGGATCCGGATCGCATTATTTCGGACGAGGAGTACGCGCTTATAAAAGGGTACCGGCGCGCGCCTGCCGTCCTGCAGGAGGCGGTTTTTAAACTGTTGGATATTGATAAAAAAGACGCCCGCGCTTCCGTGTCGTGAGGTGCTCCGATGCCGAAAGCTAAAAAAACTCCGTCTGGAAAATATAACTGCAAAGTTGTAGATCATTACGAACATGTAGACGGTAAACGGATAATAAAATTCCGCTCCATTACGGCGGCGACAAAAACAGAATGTGAACGCCTCGCGGCTGTCTTTCAGGAAGAGAAGGAATCCCTGCGCTCAACTGACATAACGATAGCGCAGGCGGTAGATAGGTTTATAGCCTCGCGGGATCAGGTCGTTTCCCCGAATACGTTAAAAGGGTATAAGTCACTCCAACAGAACGCCTTTAGCATGATCGCGGATAAAAAAATATATTCGTTGCGGTCGGAAGATCTGCAGATATGGATTAATGACTATAGCCGGACTCACAGCCCGAAGTCCTGCAGGAACGCCTACGCGCTTCTAACGGCGTCGGTTGCGCTCGTGCGGTCGTCCGTCCGGTTCCGTGTTACCTTGCCCCAGAAGCGTCCTCCGCGCCTGTACACGCCGACAGATAACGACATCCGGCGCCTGCTCGAATACATTAGCGGAACGGCGTTAGAGCGCGCCGTCCTGCTCTCTGCCTGCGGGACGTTGCGACGGTCGGAGGCTTGCGCTCTGACCTATGATGATTTTAACGGGTGCGTCGTGCGTGTGGAGAAGTCGCTGTATCACGAGAAGAAATCCGGATGGTTTGTAAAATATACTAAAACGCCGGATAGCGTGCGATATGTCGAATATCCGCCCGCCGTGATTGAGCGCGTGCTCTCCGGATCCCGCCGCGGCGACCGCGTCGTCGGTCTGCTTCCGGATACGGTAACGAATCAATTCAGGGAAGCGCTTATTGCGTGCGGGCTTCCGCTCTTCCGGTTCCACGACCTGCGGGCTTATGCTGTATCTTTCCGGCACGCGCTCGGCATCCCTGATGTATATATCATGCAGGACGGCGGCTATAAATCCGATGCCGTTATGAAGTCCGTATATCGGCGCGCAATGGATGATAAACGCCGAGAATTTTCCGCCGTTGTAAATGGTCACTTTGCGGAATTGTTGCCGAAAAAAAAGTAAACAAAAAAGTAAACAAGTTGTCAATTCTGGGCGTACATTGTCCGTATTTACGGACGTCCGTTTATTTTCTCGGACGGCGGAAACCCGCATAAAATCAATAAAAAACGGGAAAGCCGCTATTTTAACGACTTTCCCGATATGTGCGGACAGGTGCGGACGGAGGGATTTGAACCCTTACACTCATCCGCTATATAACACATATTTGCTGATACCTTCTGTTGTTTGAGTAAACAAAAAAGTAAACTATTTCCTTCCGCTCAATATGTCGCGCTCGATCAGGAGCTTTATATATGCCTGTATATTGTCCTTAGATTCTAATTGCTTTATGATCGCCGCGTCCGTGTTTTTGTTCAGCTTTAAATGAAACTGCCGCGTGTTTTTCGCGTCGTACCGTTTGACGGCTTCCCGTTGTGCGTCTGTTGGCATCCCGCTTCCTCCTTATAGAATAATGCTTATAGTTCTCTTTTCTTTCCCATCTGTGTACCGGATGCCCGCCGCGTCTAACATTTCTTTTAGCGTCTGTACACTCCACGGCCACCACTGTCCCCAATATGTTCCGTCGCCGCCTCCCATTGAATCATTATCGAGCTCGACTTCCTGAAGCTCGCCGTGTTTGGTTATCATTTGCCAGATCCGTTCCTCTGCTTCCTCCGTCAAAGGCTTACATCCTCTTTCTTTCCGCTCGATCCTTCGAAGATAAAAATAGCCGTTCCTATCTACTTTTATCGTTTGGCTAACTTTTTCGCGCTGTATCATGTCCTTTCCTCCTATGCTAATTCTGTCAGTTCCTGCTCTACCTTCTGCAGGCGTGCGCGCTTCCGGTCTGCTCTCGGATCGTCTCCGAGGATCTCTATAGCGTCCTGCAACGCGTCCCGCTCGTTCGCGAGTCTCCGGATCCTCTGGATCCTCTTTTTGTACTCTTCCGGCGTCTCGCCGCGTCCGATCATTTCGAACGCTTCCGCCAGTGTCATTCTCATTTTATACCCTCCTTTATTGTGAAGTCTTCGATGTTGTACCCGTTACGCCTGACATATTCGCAGAGCCAGTTGTCTGCTTCCGCCGCGGTTCTGAACGTCTTTATTGTTTTCCATCCGGTCTTGTATCCGGTAAATGCTTTTACTGTAAACATTTTCTTTCCTCCTATGGTGCAGGGGCTTTCGCCCCCGCTTCTATATTATCGGCTTTCCGCGTACTCTTTCGCCGCCTTGAGCGTTTTAAACTCGTTTTCGATTACCTCGCCCGTTTTCAGGTTTTCGAGTTTCCAATAATGTTTAATCAGGTCGTCGTGTTCCATCTTGTGTGTTTTCGGGTTGTAATAACGTTTTGTGGATCCGCCTTTAATTACCTTATCCTCGTCCCATGCTTTCCAGTTTCCGTCCTCGCTGTAGTAGTGTGCAAACATGTAAACCTGCGTTTCTTTTCTCCACTTCATTTTTGACTTCCTCCTATTGGTAGCGCATGTTTATTGTCAATATAAGTATAACCTATATATAGCAATATTGCAAGCACTTTTTTATTTTTTATTCCTGAAACTTTCGGAGAACCCCTGCATATAGAGGCGGATTGACGACCTGCAGGGTGTCCATCAATTCGTCCATGATGTTATAGAATTTGCCGAGCTCGGTGCCGTCTACGATTTCCGCGAATCGTGAACGGCTCCCGATCCTGACCGTGTTTTCCGGCGGATCCGCCGCTCCGGAATAGGCAGGCAGGATCCTGACCGGTTCCTGCTCCGCCTTGTCCATTTCGTTTAGAATAGTGTAATACGCCGCTAATTTAATGCATGTATTCGCGTTCGGGTTGCGGAGGCCGTTGCACTCCGCGACCGCTTCTTCCAAGTCTGCCCGCGTGATCAACGCCCCCGCCTCCTTTTTATTTTTCCATCCGGTCGATCATCCGCCGGAATTCCTCGCGTGTGCGTTCGTCCGGTGCCGTCTCCATCAGGTCGCGTACTTTGTCCATAAATTCGCCGTCAGCGCGGCTGTATCTTCCGGAATAGCGGCCGCGGGCATCCCGTGTTCTATTCTCCATAGAATAATCATACATCGGGCGCGTGTACATCGTCCGCGTTCCGCTGTATGTCCTTCCGGTATAGCCGTTTCCGCTATATCCTTCGTCGGCGTTCATCATAGCGAGGGTGGTTTTAATTGACTTCATCATATGTGTTAACTTGTCTAAATATTCAACGTCCCCCGCCGTCAGCTTTCCGCTTCCGTCCCTGACTTTTTTATTGGAATCGGTCAATTCCTTAGCGACGGTTTCGCAGAGCTCTTCTAGCTCGTTATAAATATCATACATTGCTTTTTCTCCTATGCTATGCGCGTTATTTCGAGGTTTGCGTTCTGCAGGTTGATAACGGGCGCCGGTGTTACGGTCGGATCCTCCGTTGCCGGTACCGCCCGCAGGGATACACTGAAACAACAGCCCCGCGGAACGGTTATAATTGCCGTGCTCGTTACGTTAAAATATTCCTCAACGGCGGCGGGCGTCACGATCGCGCGCGAGGTCTGCCTCGGTTCTCCGTTTACGCTCAACGCGACCGCGATTGCTCCCGCCGTTCCGCCCTCCGGAACAGCTATGTTACCGTTAAACGTTACCTGATAGCGCGCCGCGCAGTTCTGGGTGATGCCGCGGAGAATAAAAATACCGGTACCGTCCTCATGGTAAACATACCCTTTCCGGCACGGTATAGACGCGTCAAATATTGCGGGCTGATTCAGGGCTACTGCCTGCACCGCATTCGCGAGATATTCTGCCATAGTTTCCGCCCTCCGTTACGCTACGCCGCCGCACCCGCATCCGCATCCGCAGGCGTTATTTCCGCCGCAGGTGAAGATCGGCTGTCTCCCGTATACAGGAACGGTCGGAACAGGGCACGAATTCAGACGGTTGTACAGCGCGTCTACTTCGTTTGAAAATCCCTGCGTGATCAGGGCGTTCTGCGCGTTCTGTGATGCCTGCATAGTTGCCATGTTTAACTGATTCTGCAGACCGACGTTTTCGCGCTGTGCCTGTGCGAGCTGTCCTTTTACGCCGTCCAACTCTAACGCGCAGAGCTTGTCGAGGATCGCCTGCGTGCCGCGTGTCTGGGCGTCGATAATGTCGCGGGTGTTCTGCATTGCCGCGGTACGGTCGGCGCAGTTCTCGGTCGCTACGGTGTATTTGAGATCCGCCGTTGCCGCGCGGTTTTCACAACAGCACTGTGCGAGCTGTGACTGGATCGCGCTCATTCCTGCCGTCTGCGCGGTCTGCGCCGCGAAGGAGCGCTCCATATCTGCGATCTGATTGTTATACATCTGGGATGATACGCCCGCGAATCCGTTACACAGGGAATTCTGAACGTCTCCGAATCCCGCGGTGATAGCGTTCTGAATGCTATTGATTCCGCTGTTGATCATCTGGTCACGGAATCCGCCGTTAAACTGGTTGCTCTGATTCATCCACGGGTACAGGTCGCCGCCGATGCCGCCGAAGCCGCCGTTATTCCATGCGTTCCCGCCTAATAGGATGAAAAGAAGAAGGATCCACCATCCGCCGTCTCCGAATCCGTTTCCAATTCCGCCGCCGTTGCCGTACATCGGCGTTACTGGCATTACCATGTTATTTTCGTCTGTGAGTGCCATCGTTTTTCCTTTCTACCGCTGATTATGTGCGGTGAGCGTTCCGCGTCTTATATGCGGAACGGTTTTGTATTTCTATATCCTCGCGCGCCGGATATATTCAAATATTAATAATGCGCCGTAACTGCTCGGCGATCCGGACGGCGTTATTATACTGATCCTGTGTTACACGTCCGGAATTTAACAGCCGCTGTACCTGTTCCCGCGGATCGCCGCTGATGCCCTGCCGGAATTGGTTAAACTTCCGGAGCAGTTCCTGATTCCCGCCGTTTATCTGGTTATAAATCGGATTATTCATTGAAGGTTCCCTCCTTCATTTTGTGTAGTTGCGATCTGATCGCGTCGATCTGCTCCTGCAGGGCTTTTATGTCGTTCTGTGTAGGAATTTCCGCCCCTGCGTTTAAAATCGCTCCTCGCGCGTTCTGGGGCGCCTCATCGCGGATCGTATAGTCGAGGATTTTCATAGACGGCATACCGGACGCGTCCGCGGATTTTAAATAAATTGTTTTACTTTCGGAATCCCATAACTGCACAGTATTATTAGGCGCAACGAGGTAGGATTTAGCGCCCGCCTCCCCCTGCACCCAGATAATGGAATTGTTCGGGCTTTGTGCCTGCTGATAATATGGATTGTAAACAGGATAGTTATAATTCATCGCGTGTTCCTCCGTGTATAATAGAATATCGGGATCAATTCGCTACTATTCCATGAATCATAGAGCGCGCCGTCTCGCACAGTTGCGACGTGCCCGCCGAATCCCAATACATAAACGCCGCGCGGATTGTCTCGGCAGAAATCTTCCGCCGTGTAACAGTTCGGGCATGTGTTCGGGATGATGTGCCGGACAAATCCGTATTGACGCAGGACGGATCCCCAGACGGAATCCGCGTTTGGCATATCTCCCAATTTCGCGCCCTCGTCGCAGAGCATTGCATACGCCGTCGTCCAGTCCGCGCCTATTGCTTTTGCTACGGCCCTGACAGCGCAATCCTCAACGCGGCGGCCCGTCGGGTTCGGGTTGTATTCTCTATACATTGTTTTCCCTCCGGATTTATTTTGACATAAAGAAAGCGCCCGCGGAATGAACCGCGGGTGCTCCTTTGGGGAAGTATTTATGAAATTGGTAGGTGTTTAAATATGGTTTCCTGTCCTTTGTATACGATCGTTTTGACCTGACGGTCTGACAGGCTGAATTCGTCGGCGAGCCGGTCGTATGTTACGCCGTCCAATAAACGGCGTTTTAATATGTTCCTGTTCCGCTCGTTCAGGATCCATTCGTCTATAATGTTTGATAGCTCGGAACGGGAGAGGTTATTTCCTTTTCCTCGTTCCCCTGCTTTTACCATCTTTCCGGCGGCGTGTCCTCCGCCTGACTATTACTATTTTCGCCATTATTAATTATACCGGAATTCCCTATATAATTTGCTATTCCGTCCGCTCCGTCAACGGTTACGGTTTCGTCTCCGGTATAGTCGTATTGCATCCATGCATAGAGCCAGAGTCCATTTGTGGCGAACAGAATAATTAATGCTGTTACCAGTGCAATGATCAGGCGCTTTATATGCCGCTCGTTCCGTGCCTGCTCCCCTTCATAAACGATGTACGGGACATCGTTCTTGACTTCTTCCATCTTTTCCTCCTGTGTTTTTAATTGAATAGTTTATACCATGTTCCCGCGGTAAGCCGCGCTTCTCCCGTCATATTGTTTGCAATTCTGAATTTAACAAGCGACTGCATTGTCTGGGGGCCGATCTCTCCGTCTATTTTTCCGTTATAATATCCTTTTCCGGCGAGGATCCCCTGCAGGATCTTCTTTAACGTCGGGTGAGTTTCGATGCTCTCCAGTGTCATTCGCTCCGCAATTAATTTGCAATAGTCCATAAAATACGGATTTCCGACCGTTAACGTTGCATGGTAATAGCGGTTTGCCATCTTTTTCCATACTGCAACGGAGGCGTTCCGCGTTTTCTTTCCGTAAATGTTATCAACGTCCAAAAGCGCACCAGTTGCGGCTTTGACTTCCGACGGATAAAACGTATTCAGGAACCCCTGATATTTAGCAACATTTCCGGATATTTGCGGAGCCGGTTCCGTTCCGCCCGCTTTTGCTCCGTCTGATAGTACAGCGACGGTGTGCCCCTTGGTTTTTGTGCAGAGTATGTCTCCCCGCAGGAGGTAGTCGGATGATTTACAATATTTATCCTCGGTTAAAATTTCAAATTGTCCCGTTTTCCGTAACGTCTCGACCTCATTTGCTGTGTAAAAATCCGGCGCCTCTATTCCTGCGTACAAAATGCATACGCGGACGGCTTTCGCACAGTCCGTATTGCATTTCTTTTTTACTTTTGAAGCGTCAAAATTATAGGGCTTTGCGGCGCTGTACAGTGTCATGTTTTCCGCCTGATTATATCCGATATTAGGATTATCACAGATATATTCCATATCCTGCGCGATCCGCTCGCGGGCCGCCGGATCCTTTGCCCGAATTACGACCCACCCTTTAGAATGCAAATACCAGTCCTGTCGGCTGACTTCTCCGGAATAATCCGGCGTTGTTTTCTGCTTCTGGTCGCCTCCGGCGCCTCCGGTGGCGTGTCCGTTTTCGTCGATTCTGGCGGATCCAATTACAACGCCTTTATATTTGCGCATCTTTTCCGGTTCCTTTTCTTCGCCATCCGGAACGCTATAGCGTTCAATCCATTGCCTGCATTTAATGTGACGGCTCCAGAAGATCTTGTCCCCGACCTGATTCGCCGAGCTCGTGTCCTTCTGATCCGCGATTAGGGACGCGAGGATTTTATCGAGGCTGTAGTCTCCGGCGCAACGTTTAAAAATTCTGTTAACGGGTGCTTTTCCGCCGAGGTGCCGGATTTCACAGTACATCATTTGTGCTTTGACGTCCGCGGGCGGGTAGTCCTTCACGCAGTCAGAAACGAATTTTTCCATATCTTTAATAAATAATTCGTCCTGCGCTGTATGTCCGGCGGGGGAATCGATCAGCCTGATAATGATTTTTTTCTGGGCGGCCGTCGGTTTCCATTTTAGCTTCACCCAGTCCTTTGTCAGCATTTCCTGAACGGTTCCGCCGGTGTCGATCGTGTCCCACGCGGCCGGATCCTTTTCTCTGATCAGCTTCATTAGCTTTCGGGCGTTTGCTCCATAGTTGCACGCCCACCCCAGAGTGATTGTGTGCTCCGTCGGCGTTGTCTGGTACGGCTCCCCGTAAACAGCATAGTTGCGCTTGCCGTAAACTTGCCCGCCTGATTCAACGGCCCCGATGATATTTGTTAAAACATTGTAGTTTTTATTATTCATCTGTTTTCTCCGGTTCGTCCGGAATTTCCGGCAGTCCCACGGCGACCGATTTTAAAATAGACAGGATCCCCGCAACGGCTGACGCGCTCAATACAACGCCCCATTTTATGTCTGCTAATACGGCCGCGGTTCCGATCGATGCGATCGCGGTTTGTGCCATCGTATGTGCCGCCCTGATTAACGCGGCTTTCCAAAAATTCCAGTTCATGCTCCACCCCTTGTCAAAAAATAGGTAACGGCCGCCGTTATTAAAACGGTGAGGGCAGTCTTAACGACGGTTTTCCATTTCTCCGCCGGTTCCTGCTCTATGCGTTCCAGTCGGTTGCTCTGTTGCTCAATTTGCTTTTGCATGTTCTCAATTTGCACGGTCAATTTTTCGATGGATGTAACGAGCCTGTTTACCGTTTCGACCGTGCTTTCTAGCGCGCTGATCCGGTGATTCTGGCGCGCGTTTTCGTCGTCCAGTCTCTGCATTTGCACGCTATATTCTGGTCTTGTTATATATTCGTCCAATGGTTAGCCCTCATTCCCTCGCGCGGTCTTTTGATGGTTTCATTATAGATAATTAGTCTAATTCACGCAATATAAAAACGGCTCAATTCGAGCCGCTTTCTAAAAATTTTCTAATTGCTTCATATACTTTTCTTTCATCCGGTTCCTCGGCGAGGATCCGCTCCAGTTCTTTCTCGCTCATATTGTCCCCCTTTAATACGGCAGTCCCCCGCCGGTGCTGTTATTTTATCGTCTGTTCAAACGTTACTTTGTGGCCGCTTGCTTCTAGGAAATTTTTCAAGGGTTCCGCTTTCGCTTTCCATTCCTCTATAAAATCAATAGTTCCGAAGAAACTACCGGTAAAAACATTAATATCATGTTCATAGACGTGAAACGTGTTCACCTCCCTGAATATTTCGAGCTCTTTCGTCGCCTTGCCGTCAACTATCATTTTAGCGTAACTGTATGACCTCATTTTTTTACCTCCATAGTGTGGGCGCTGTTTATTGTCAATATAAGTATAACTTATACGTCAATAGAAAGCAAGCTAAATTTTCGATTATTGCCTAATTCTTTTCATAAAAATAGAGGCGCCCTATGATGAGCGCCCCCATTATTCCAAAGATCCGGTTAGAAAGATCTATTCTATCTGTTACTCAGCGGCCTCCGGAGCCTCCGCAACGGCTGTCGCTTCGTGCTTGTAGCAAGCGTTCGCGATCGGGAAGCCTTCGGACGAGAAGATGATTGCGGAATGCTCCGCATAAGAATCACCGCTTACTGCGGCTCTGCTGAGGATTTCATGGAACTTGGCTTCTGCTTTGCGCTGTGCGAGTGTAGCATCTTCATCCCAATGCCATTGGACATCGTGTTCAAATTCGCCTGCATGGGTCTTTTTGATTTCTACCGTATAAAACTGGAACATAGATTTTTACTCCTTTCACTGAAGTGCTTTGATTTCTGCCATGATGGTAGTTGCTGAAATATTAGTTCCTACTGTTAACGCCGCATTTGTGGCGATTGCGCTTGTGACCTTATACAACGTGTTTCCATAAATAAGGTAGTCACCTACAGCGTAATTCTTGGAAGCCTTGTTTGTGGCTTCGGTTGCGCAGATGATTGCGGAGAAGTCTGTCGGGAGACCTTCTATCTTGCTTCTGAGGTTCTGATAGTACTTCGACTCATGCCCAACAGGCACAAGGCAATCGGTAACATATTCTTCGGTGCCGTCCGTGATTTGCATAGCCTCGAAGGGTTCTGCGGATTCGGTGGTAGGTGTGGCGAGTTCGTAGACGGTATTTGTTCCGTCCGTCAAAACGGCTGTATTGCTTTCGTCTCCGCTCTGATATGCTCTGATTCCGTACTTTCTCGTCACCGTCCCGTCCGCACTGTAAATATCGCCATCCGCATAAATGCCCTTTGTTGCATCGTACTTCAACAGACCTCTCAGTATGAGCGAAGAATCTAACGGATAACTGTATTTTTTGTAAGGCTCATATGTGCCGTTGCGTGTCGGGTCGGATATGTTGACGCAGAGAGTGTTCAGTGCGTCTATTGCATTATCCCAGTATGCCCATATAGCGAGGTATTTTGCGTTTGGCCCTGTTGTAAGCGTTATCGTCATGTCATTGCCAACGACTTGTTGTTGTGATGCACGAGAAAGACTGTTAAAGGTCGCACCGACTTGCGGCACACCATCGAAATCGGCTATAGCGAACCTCTCATTTTTAATAACCGCTTTTCTTGTTGCGCAATATTTCGTGTTAGGCAGACATGTGACGTAATAAATCACGTGACCACTGTTTCTTTTTATTGACTTGGTTTCATATTCAAGGTACCCGTAAATTATTGGTGACAGATTGTCTTTGTCGAACTGATTGAACACCACCATTTCATGCGCTTCAAGACCGCTGACATGCTCCATGGTAGGTGCGGAATATTCGTAGTAGGCTTTCGGATACCAACTGCGGAACAGGGCAATGCCGTCTGCTCCCATTGCGTAGAGAGCGTCCGCTACGGCTGTCCCAAACATAGCCGTAAGGTCATGCACATTGTCCGTTCCGGTAACACTGATTGCCGTTCCAGTGCTTGCACCTAACGCATCCGTTCCGCTGATTCGGGAAAGATACTTGTGTCCGTTTGGAACAGTGACGCTTGTGTCGGACGTATTCACAAGCTGATTCCACGCCACGCTCGCCCCGACGATGCTCTCACTCAGGCGGTCGGTGTAGGGCGAGCGGCGGAATTTGTACGGCGTGAAGTCTTCCGTGTAGCTGTCGGAAAGAAGCTGTTTCGCTGTGCCGACCCTCATGTCATCGTATGTGCCGGATTTATCTGCTTTCTTCTCCGCGATGCCGTCGATCGCATCTTTCACGGTCTGATTCTCCCCTGCGAGCGACAGCCCCGCGAATTTATTCAAAATGTAGTTCGCAAAGCGGCTGAAGGGCGTTTTCTTGGACGAAAACCCTGTAGACGAGCCGCTGTCAATGACGGAATTCAGCATCAGCGCTCCGTCCCGCATCTGCTCGTCCGTGGATTCTGTGAGCGCTGACAGCTTGATGTTTTCAGGCATGATTTATTCCTCTCTTTCTTTCAAAATCTGATTGACAATTTTCTTCAGCTCGTCGACTTCCGACCGGAGCTCATCGATTTCCTTTTTCTGTTCTTGGATCAGCGACAGCATCGGCGGGATGATCCTGCGCTCATCCCATGATTCGATCTGCTTCGTTTCATAGTCTCGAATGGTTGCGGACGGGTAGATCTCAGCGACGTCTTCGGCGATGAAGCCCGCCATTGTAAGCCCGCGCATATCCCAATACTGAACGTCGGCATCGTCATTGTACTGAAACTGTTTTACAACGAGATCATATAAACGGTGAGGATCAAGTTCCTCATTCTCTAACGGCTTTATATCATGCTTGTATCGTTCGGATGATGTGGAGCCGACCGCGATCTCTCCGCTCCGTCCTGCTCCCTCTATTCTCCAATACGAGTTATAGTAGCGGAACCGGATACCCGAAGCGGCGTAAATGACACATGTAGTAGGCGTCAGCCTGAAATACGTCCCGTTCGATTCAATCTCAATTCCTTTGTAGTTTCCGGTCGTCAGGAGGCTTATGAGGGCGTGTCCGACCTTGTTGTAATATCCCTCGTTGCTCTTCTGTTCTAAGTAGTTTATGCCATCAAAGTCTCCGTATCCGACGACATCGTTGATGATTTCTACGTTGTATCCGGAATTCACGGTTTGTCTGAATGTTTCGCGGATCATGACGTAATTCTCAAGCAGGCCGTCTCCGGTGATCATGTCCTCAGTTAGACTGTCTGTTGTAAGCACAACACTTCTTGCCGCCTGCTTCTCCGTGATCGTTGTGTCGATCGCTTCGCCGTTCGGATTTGCTGACGCATCGCCCATATAAAGCGATCTATAGAACAGGTATTTATTCGCTTTATTATCAAAACAGCTCTGAATTGCCCCGAGGATCGTTTCTTTGTTGTACGGTCTCATTGCGCCGTCAATCATATTGTACGTTCCATAAGGATTGACGTAGTATCCAATTTTGATGCCGATGTCAGACCGTCCCGTTTTTGATGCGATCAACGTCCCGTGATAGTTGTAAACGTATTTATCCTGCATCGCGAAGGTTCCGATAAATTCACCCGTGTCAAGGTCCCAATAGGTCTTCCCTGTCGAGTCGGCAATCGTTCCGGACGTCAGGTATTCGGCATTGATATACAGCCGTCCATTCTGAAGATAAATCCCCTGCGTCTGTCCGTTGTTCGTCAGCTTGTTGTAGATCGCGAGCTGATCCTGAGACGCGTCGTAGTTCGTGACCGCCGTTGAGATCGCTGAAGAGTAGTCCGTGACCTTTGTCCACGACGTCCCGTTTCTTCTGTAGGTCGACCCGTCTGTACTATCAACAAGATAGTCGCCGTTCTTTGCATCTGCGTATGTCCCCGACGGCGTTCCATAAAATATATTTACTTTGCCGTCTATCGCATCAAAGACCGCTTGCGGCGCTTCCTGTTCTACCCATGCAGAACCACTGTAGCGCCATGTGGAATTATCCGAAGTCTTATACCACAGATCGCCCGTGTGCTTTGCCTTATCCGCCGAGGCCCATCCGGTCGACGGATCTGCGGCCTGATAAAACGTCTCGATCTTGCCGTCGATTTGCGACTGGATGTTCTGAATATCGGTCGCATATGTGCCGCTCAGGAAGGTCGTGATGGCCGTGTCGTCCGTGTACTTCGAAGCCTTGACCCAATCTCCGGCGACATAGCTTCCGGATTCCTTCGCGGTCGTGCACACCCTGATGTCGCCGCTCGATCCCTGCGCCCACAGGTCGCCGACGTCGTAGGGCGGGACAGGCTGAGTCACAAAGATCCTCCGCTTGCTCCCCGCGACGCCCATCGCATCACTCGCGTCCGATATGGCCTCTAAGATGTCGCTGTCCTGAATTTGCGACCACTCCCATGTCCCGTCATTATTTGCGAATCTGTAGGTATATCCCTTCGATTCCCAATAGAACAGGTCTCCCTCGTGAGCTTCTTTCTCCGCCGCAGACCATCCGCTTGCGGGTAGGTTGTTGAGTGTCGGCTCATAGTCGTAGTACCATGATTCGATCTTTCCGTCGATTTGATCCTGTAGCCCTGCGACGATCGCGTCAACGGTGTCCTGATAATCCTCGAGGGCCGATGTATAATCCGTAACCTTGACCCATGCGGAGCCGTTATAACGGTATGTGCTTCCGTCCGTGCTGTCCACAAGATAGTCGCCGCTTTTCACGCCTGTGTACGATCCGGACGGTGTCCCATAGAAGATATTGACCTTCCCGTCAATGGCGTCGAAAACAGACTGAGGAGCTTCCTGCTCGACCCACGCTGAGCCGCTCCATCTCCAAGTCGTGTTGTCTGATGTCTTGTACCAAAGGTCACCCGTGTGCTTCGAGTAGTCCGCAGACGCCCAACTGCTCGCCGGATTCGCCGCCTGATAGAATGTCTCGATCTTGACGTCTACCTGTGACTGTATGCTCGCGATCTGATCCGCGTATGTGCCATTCAAAAATGTAGTAAGCGCGGAATCATCCGTATATTTTGAGGCATTTGCCCAATCTCCGGCGGTATAATTTCCGGCAGATCGAGCCGTCGTGCATACCTTAATGTCGCCGTTCGCTCCCTGAACCCACAAATCGCCTGTGTCATATGGCGGAGCAGGCTGAGCCGTGAACACCCGCCGCTTGTTTCCTGCGAGTGCCAGTGCGTTGTTTGCCGTCGCGATCGCCATCGAAATATCCGAGTCCTGAATGAGCGACCATCCCCACGAGCCATTCGATTTGACGAACCGATAGGAGTAGCCCTGCGACTGCCAGTAGAAGACGTCGCCCTCGTGGGCCTTGCGGTCGTCTTCTGTCGTCCAACTGCTCGCCGGAGCGTTGTTCATCGTCGGCTCATAATCGTAATACCACGATTCGATTTGCCCGTCGATCTGGTCTTGCAGATCCGCCACGATCGCGTTGACCGTTTCCTGATAGTTGTTCAGGGCGTTGTCTGAGTAGTTCTTCGCGCTTGTTTCCGCTACGGATATAGCGCTCGCCATCTGCGAGTCCGTTGGGTATCCGGTAAGCCTGAATTCTCCGGTATCTAAATTCCAGTAGTTGTTTCCGAGCAGGTCTGTTAGGATTCCGGCCCTGATGATATTTGCCGTTAACACGCCAGTGTCAATAAAATTCGCGGCAAAATGCCCGTCTATTGTCCATGCTGATACAAAGGCCGCAGGGTTATAGCCGTTTCTTGAAAATGCTATTCCGTTCCGGTTTATCCGCAGGATATTCATCGCCGTTTCAATGTTCGGGGAATCCATATAAAGGGTCTCCATCGGATGCCCGTCCGCGTCCGTTATTTCGACCTTATATCCTCCGAGGCCGCCCTTAATTAGCGCGGTTGCGTTGTCGAGGGCCGCCTGCAGTGTCGTCATATTCGGAACGTCTTTTGTACGGTTAACAACTTCCGCGCGGACGGTATCGACAAAGGAAACTCTTGCTTTGCCGAGCTCCATGCGCTGATAGCGTTCCCTCAATACATCATACTCAACGCGGATTATCTGTTGTTTTAGCTTTGATATGCCGAGCTTTCCGTGTGTTATATTTGCATAGTCGCACAGGGAGAGCCGCTGTAACGGCGCTACGTCTTTATACTCGTCGGTCTGCCAGAGCGCCTGAAAATCGACGGTGAAGTTCTCGGTTCCCTCTCTCGCCTCTGCGCCGCTCAGGATCGCAGTCGCTTTCTCGCGGAGCTGTTCCTCGGTCGGGGCCGTCTCGAAGTAGGTCGTGAGATCAAGCGGAACGGCGTTTACGTCCTCGTCTGCGACTTCTGCGATCAACTGCTTCCCGTCTTCCGTGACCAACTGCTTCCCGTCTTCTGTGAGGAGCATTATATCGCCCGCGACGTCCGCACTGACCACCAGTCGATCGTTCAGCACAACAAGCGCGTCGTCTTCCTCATTATACCAATACGGGAAAACAGCATTATATGTCCCGCTTTCGTCTTTATCATGGACAAAATTCAGGAGGTTCTTTCCGTAACGAATATCAACGCCGGTATCCGTCCCCCGATGCTGATAGAGCTTTACCGTAAATTTATCGAATTCATATTCTGCAGATCCGAATGTATCCAGAATCGATCCTTCGACCCCTCCTAATGTCGCCTTGACGCTTTGCGGGACTTTTAAAACAAAGTTCCCCTCCGTCTGTTTGTCCGTCCAAAATGTAAACGGGTTATTATTAACGCTCCGAGACGGAATTAGCGCCATTGCTTGAGCGCAGGTCGAGGCGCTGTACGGCTCCAACATAATTTTAGTCAGTCTGTAACTGATATGATGAGCGAAAAATGTAACGGCGCCGTTTATTGGTTCTGATCTCCCGTAAATGTCGAAGGGCTGTATATCCTTCCGGTCGTCGTGAATGCACGCGATTATCTGGCCCTCTTTAATTTTCGGAAAAATAGGATCGTCAACGCTTATAGTAAACTCGCATTCGTAAATCCCGTTACGTTCTTCCGTTACTATGCATGAAACGCAATTTAAACGGCCTATGCCGTTATTCTGAAAGTTTTTTTCGTAATGTGGGTATAAGATGGGAATCATATCGTGTACCACCTCGGCGTGATGTCTACCCGTCCGATTCCGGAGCCGAGCATAATGCTGTTGTTTCCGGCTGTAAGCGTCGGGAAATCAATGTTTTGAATTGTGACGAATTCGTTTTTACTCTCTGTTCCCTTATAGGCCTCGCTGATCTCGCAGTCTATGTCGGTGTAGCGATCCGCCTCTGAGATCGTGATCGCGTTGTTGCCGATCTGTACGGTTCCACTGCCATAAATCCGCAGGAGCGGCCTCGCCTCAAACCGTGTCGGGTTTGAGATCGTTCCGGATCGCATGAGCGTTGTAACCTGTTCTCCGGTCGTGAGCCATCGCTCCGGCTTCCGCTCGAATTCTATCAGGCACCGGATCTTTTTTCTATCCGGCGTTGCTTCCGTCTCAAAGTCCGCCCTGTAAATAGCCTTGTAAAATTCGTTCGGGTGTATGCTGTCCGTTAACCGTTTATAGCTGTTTCGGCTCGTTAGAAGCGCCCTGAGCGCCGTCAGGTTTGCCTCCGCCTGCTCAACTATAATAGCGTTATAGCTGTGTATCTGGTTCGGGAATCTGGAGCCGCTCAATAACAGCGCCCCGTTCCGGTTCGGGATCGCGAGCTCTTCATATTCGCGCGCAGGGGCGCCATCCGTTCCTGCGTCAAATACATATGCTTTAAATGTTCGGCTGTCTACGCCGTCAAAAATAAAATAATCGTTCATGCCCAAGCCACCTGCTTCTGATTGTCCCATCTGGTCAGGATCCGCTCGACTTCCCGCGCGATCGCCTTTTCGTCCTGCCCCTCGCGGGCGTAAACATTAATTACCGGCGCGGTGTTATAGGTGTTTCCTTCCCTTCCGGATCTTGTTACGCTTGTTTCCAATACGGGCGCGCCTATATCCGCTATATCGTCGAAGGCGTTCTCGACGGAATCGATCATGTCGTCTGCAACGTCCGGCATGTTCTTAATAAAGCCCTGCCCGATGCCGAGCACCCAGTTTTTGCCGAGGATCTTTTCGGCTTTTTTACTCGGTGATGCAATGCCGAGCCAAGACTTCATGGAATTCCACGCGTTAGCAACAACGCTAATAGCGGCTGAAACTAGGTTTCTTCCGGCGTTAAAAATGCCGTTTTTGATTCCGTCTATCAAATTGCGCCCGATGCTTCCCCAGTCATAGCTTCCGAAAGCCTGTACGATACTCCTAATAATTGTAGGAATCTGCCGGATCAGGTTTGGGATTGCCTGAATAAGGCCGATTGCTAACTTGCCTATTAGTTCTATGCCCTTCTGCAGGAATTGTGGCAGGTTGCTCGCTATGGTAGCGATTAGCCGCGCGATTATCTGGGTTATAGACGAGAGGATCGTCGGCAAATTATTTAAAATGCCCTGCGCTATGCTCGCAATTAGCTGTATACCCTTCTGCAGGAATTCCGGCATCTTTTGCATAAGCGCGGATATTAGCCGCGTTAAAACGTTTCCGATTGCTGACATGATCGCCGGTAAATTCTTGCTGATTCCCTCGGACATCTTTCCGACAAATTCAATTCCGGAATCTAATAGTTTCGGCAGGTAATCTAATACTTTGCTGATAAATTTCTCTAATAGTTCCCCGCCCTTTTCTATCATTTCCGCCGGATCCATTCCATCGGTCAGGCTCGTCAGCATCGTTTTTCCTGCTTCCGCTATATCCGGCAGGCGTTCAACGATCGTTTGCAGGACGGTCTGAATTAACGTTACTCCGGCCGTGATAAGCTCCGGAAGGCTCGTTATAATGCCGTTTACAATGGAAATCAACAGATCCGTTCCGCCTTGTGCTATCTGCGGCAGGTTTTCTAATATTGCCTGATACAATGACGTTACTATTGATTTCCCGATTTCTATAACTTGCGGGATCGCTTCCTGAATGTTTTTTATCGCGTCTGATATTCCGGTTTTTAATAGGCCGATCCCCTTTTCTCCGTTTCCGGAAAATATTTCCGTCAGTCCGTCCATCACTGTTGTGATAGAAGGCATAAAATCGGATATAATTCCGCGTTTCAGGCCGCTGATCGAGGTCTGCATGTCCTGCAGGCTGTCCTGATATGCCGCGGCCGCTTTGACCGCATCGTCACTCATGACCCCGCCTAATTCGTGCACCCTTCGGCGCATCTTCTCGGTGTCTTCTGCCGAGGTGTTTAACAACGCGCCGAGCTCCGTTCCGCCGCGCCCTAGCAACTTAGTTGCGAGGTATGTCCTTTGTGTTTCGTCATCTACGTTCTGCAGGGCCGTGATAGTTGCGCCGAAGAGTTCCTCCTGCGACATCGCGGCGACCTGTTCCTGCGTCATTCCTAACGCGGCGAAGGCGTCGGATCCTGTCTCCGCCGCGGTTGCGAGGGTTTTCATCCCCGTTTTCATTGCTTCAATGGATGTTCCGGAATGTTGCATTATCGCATCCCATTCCTGATAGGATTCGGCGCTCAGTCCCATTTTCTGAGACATCTTGTCTATGTTGTCGCCGTATGCCGCGACCTGTCCGGTCTGCTTTACCATTGCCGCGCCTGTCGCTACAACGGCCGTTGTAACGGCGCCGACCGCGGCGGCTCCGACTTTCGCCGCGCCCTGCAGTCCGCTCTTTAGTTTTTGCCCGAATGTCCCCGCCTTTTTCTCGCTGTCGTCGAGGCCGCTGTCATACTCCGACGAATCTAACGATAATTTAGCGAACAGCTCGAATACATTCATTTATTCAACCCTCAAACCGGCGCGTCTTATAATGTCCGCCGCTATTTCGTCGCCCGTCCGGTCGTCTATTTTTATCCATCCGGCGGCCTCTTTAAAATCCTTTGCCGTGATCTTTACGCCCGCGGCCGCTCCGGTTGTTTCCGCTATTGCTTTTAAGAGGTCTGTTATATATGCCTTGTATAGCCGTTCCTCGTTCCTCTTTTTTAAAAAGGCTATGCAATGTTCAATTACATAGCCTGTCCCGAATAGCTCTAATAGATCAATCCTGATCGTGCTAATAGCTTCTAAATATCCGTCCGCCCCAAGCGCGCCAGTGATGTAAAAAAATTAATAACTGATTTGTTTCCGATCAACTCTGTGAACGCGTCTAAATACTCCGTCATTTCGTAATCGTCAACGTGTGCCGGATCCACAAAACACAAAAGCGCGAGAACCTCTAACGTTTCATCCGGATGCTTATCCAGTACCGCGTCGAGGATTTCCATAGCATTACTAAACATCTGCTCCTGCATCCGTTTCCGGTTCTCTTCCTGAATGCCCGCCTTTTCCTCGACTGTCATATCGAGATCAATGCTTTTCAATTCTGGAACCTGTTTCCGGATCCGTGCGATCTCGGTCACGGTAAGCCATTTTTCGACGGCTTTCCGGATCTTGTTTGTTTGCTTTAAAAATTCCGTCGGTTTGCAGTTTGCTAAATTCTTCATCTTTCCTCCTGCGTGCTAGAATTTAAACCGTGCCTGCTTTAACGTAAATTTCGAAGGGTACAACATCCTGCGCCGCGAGGCTGTAGTGTCCGTGGAATTCGAAGGACATCTGGCCCTTTGCATCCTTTCCGCTCTGGATCTGGAATCCGGTCGTATTGAGAGCATTAATTAAACGAATAGCGATATATCCCGCGTTTGCTCCGGTGTTTTTGTCGGAATAGTCGCCGATCCACCATACTTCCGAAAAATCCGCCGCGAGAAGTTCCGAGCGCGGGACGACCTTTGTACTGTCTCCCGTCGCAATGTCCGCCGCGGCCGCTAATTTCTTGGCGAGCGCCGGTGATACGGTCAGGAATGTGCCGCTCATCTGCGGATCATATCCGGATAAATGTTTTAATTCCTTCATGTTCGCCGGTACGTTGTCAATATCCTCGCCGAAGTCCGTATATGTCGGATTTGATGCAAAATTAATTCCGCCTGATGTGGCGCCCAGAATATTTCCGATTGTGCCAGTATCCGGCGTAAATGTATCTACCATAATACCGGCGTTTAACTGGAGCTTTTCGAAGGTATCCTCCGGAACCTGTGTAAATTTCAACATTTTTTTATCTCCTTAGTCGCTTAAAAATTCCGCCGTGATATTCAGCAGAATGCGTCGTGTTGTGTCGCTCGCCGGATCCGCCATCCGGTTAGCAAAGGGCGTTCCTCGGACGATCCACAGGGCGCCGCCGTCATAGTGAATTAACGCCCCTCCCTGCCCGATATTACGGGAGATCTCTTCCGCCTTTTGCGTGATAGCGTCCCACGCGGTCGATCTGTACCACAGGGACGCCGTTAACGGTACAGAATTCCCGATGCTGTCCGTTATGGTTTCATAGGTTATATAATGCTCCCACGTATCCGCCGGAAGCCCGTCCGGAATCTCGTCTGGAACCGTCTGTTCGTCGAAGGCCGGAAGCCCGAATGAATTCCAAAAGCTGTTAAGCGCTTGTGCTTTGTCCATTTGTTGGGATCTCCCATTCTTCCGCCGTCACCTGCCTCATGTTTAGCCCTGCAGATAGCGGCGTCCTGTTGTCGTCTCCGTCGGATTTGACGCGGAATATTTTCCCGTCCCTATTCCTCCGGAAAACATCGTGATATTCGAGCGTCAGGCTCCGTTTTGTCGTTACTGTATATAGGTTCGTTACGCCCTGCTTTTCTGCGACCCGTGCTTCAATGGATGTATCAAATACAATAGCGGCGTCAAATGCGGCCCCGTTTACATAGGCCGTTCTATATCCGCCGTAACCGTCCGCAACGGTCGTTTTGTTTAGCAGGGTGCATCGCTCCATTGCCTCTTCTAATAACGACATCTCGGCTTCCTCCATGCGTTTAAACGGGTTGCGAAGGCGTTTTGCCACGAGGCGCCCGATCCTCCGTCCGCAACGGTTCCGGCGTTTTTGCTGTAGCTGTATCCGCCGAAAGATTCCGACGTAAACGGCGAGTTTGCCATAGAATCCGCCGCTAAATATTTCGCCGACCAGTCCTCGATTTCCGTTACTAGGTCTAAAAATGCGCGCGGGACGGCCATTTTCCAAACCGCCCCGTCAAATGTCTCATTTAATAATTCCGCCGAATCGACGGGATATTTATATATCCCGTCATTCAGTACAGATCCAACGATCCGAAAATATTGACCCTGTTCGAGGCTGATTCCTTCAAGCTCGCCGTTTGAAATAGTGATTTTTCCGTATACACGCTCATAATCGAAAAAATTATTTAATTCGTTGCATACTTCAAACAGCATTATTTAGCCCCCGTTTATTCCGTCGGCGCCGTGATCGTGCCCTTTACGACACCCGCCGGATACTCGACAAGAAACTGAATTCCGTCCATGATCAGGGATTCGATCTGTGCGCGTGTCTTGTCCGCGTGTCCGGAGCTGATGCCGATATATCCGAGCTCGTCCGCGGTCAGATCAAATGCTCTGGCAACATCGCCGTTCATGGTCAGATAATACATAATGATATTCTGCTTAGCGGTCGCAATGAACGTTCCGGCCGTTACTCTGCTCGTCAGAATGACGGTACCAAGGCCGAGGAAGTTTTCAATGTAGTTCATTCCGAAGGCCGTCTGCATGGTGATCTGTGCCGAGCCGAGGTAGGTCGCTACGTCCGTCGGATTGAGGAAATATACCGCCTCCGCGGTGTCGTCCTCGAATTTTACCTGCAGTTTGCCCCACGCGTTCGCGAGTGCTTTCTGGAGACCTACGCCGGTCGCGGTGTCGGATCCGGTGATCGTGCCGTTCAGGAATGTGAAAAAGTCCGTCCTGATTCCCTTTTCTACGTCGCGCAGGATTGCCGTGTCGGTATCTTTAACCGCGGCGTCATATCCGGACTTTTTGATTGCTTCCGCGGATGCGGCTTTTCTCCACTTTTTGAGGGTGATCTCTCCGACCGGCGTTTTGGTCGTTGCATAGCGGGAAAGCGGGATAACCTCGCCCTCCGGAACGGCGCCGTTATTAGCGAGGGTTCCGGACGTCGCATATACATACATCGTTGTCCCTTCCTGCATCGGGATCTTGCGGGTTACGCCGAGCGCCTGAATTAGTTTCTGGAGGCTGTTGTGTGTGAACTGATAGACAAGATCAACCTCGCGTGCTTTTGTCATCTGCTGTACTGTGATCAGATTAGCTTCCGCATCTGTTACGATATTAGGCATCTTTTTTTCCTTTCTCGGTTAAAAACCGAATAGCTCGTGATTTTCTGCAATAGCTTTTTGCCGCTCTCCCGCATCTGCGATCTTCATGATCTCATCTTTCGTTTTCGGCGATCCGCCCTGACTGCCTGCGGGGGGCGTGCTTGTTTCGGCACCCTTCCGTCCTTCTGATACGATTAGCTCCGACCATTCTTCCTTCACGGATTTAATATGGTCTTTTGCGTCCTCAACTTTCCCGTCCTTGTCCAGTTTCACGCTGTCCCAGTCGGTGTATTTCAGGACTTTTGCGACGTGTTTAGCTCCGATTCCGGCATCCTTCAGGATCTCTTTATATGCTTCCTCTTTTTGTGCCCTGAGTTCCTTTGCAGAAATATCTGCTTTATAGGTGTCGAATTCTTTTTTTAGTTCCGTGTACTTCTTTTCGAATCCGTCCGCTCCCTTTGCTTTGAGCGCGTCCAGTTCCTTCTGTACTTCCGGTAGCTTTTCGGCGTCGGCTTTGTAGCTGTCCCTCTGTTCTTTGAGGGCGTTAATCGAATCGGTGTGCGCTTCTATGATTTCGTCGATTTTGTCCGCCTCAATCCCAAGCGCTGATAAAAATTTTCTTGTGAGTGCCATCTCCTGCTCCTTTGCTTCGGTGGTTTGCTTTCCATTAGCATGATATATAAAAAAATCCGTCAGGAAATAAGATCCCCCGACGGATTAGCGGCGCCGTGATCGGGCACGGACGCGGGAGCGACCCGCTCGCCGTTCTGCTTGAATTATATTAAATTCGTTATTTTTTGGCAATAGTCTAATAGACTATTTATCTAACTTTTCAGAATGCTTTCCACAATCTGTTTATACCGGTCTGAATTCTCCGATGTTGCGCGTTTCAGGAAGTGTATCGGTTTCATTCCGTGCGTGAAGTGTGTTTCCCCGTGCGAGTCTTCATACACCCATCCGGTTTTACGTCCCCCGCCTCCCTCTGCATAAATTCCGGTTCCGACCTCGTTATAAATTGCATACTCTAAATTGGATCCGATATATACGGCTTTTTCCTCGGTCTCAACGTTATACGCTATACTATTCCGCAGGGCGCCGGTGTCGACCCTTCCTTCCGCCGTTATGATTTCCTGCGCGTTTCCCACGGCGTCGAGCCCGATTGCCTCCAGTGCCGCCTGAATTGATTCCGCGGCGGCCTCTTTAAACGCGTCCTTATTCGTTGTTATTACGACCTCGGTATTCATAATATTGACCCTCTATTTTCTCCTGCTTTCCTGCCACTCCTCAAAGCTCATATCTCCTATTTTCGGCGAGGATTTGACTATATCGCGGTCGAATCCGTCTATAATAGTCCTCATTGTGCACCGGCAGTTCCATACTTCCTCCGGATCTCCTGTAGGATCTGCCGGAAACATCAGCCCGTTAGAAAATGGTTCGTCTATATCGACCGTCTCGCCGTGCAGGAGCGCGTGCGAGTGCCGCGTCCGGTCGTCTAACGTGGCAATCCATCGCTTTTTCATTTTTACGCCCATCTCTTCTGCACGTTCGAAGGCGTCCTGCCGTCCGGCGTTCTGGGCCGCCGTCGTCATTGTCCGCGCGTAACGGATCGTACTCGCGCAGTTTGCCGTGCTGAGATCGCGTGCTAGTCTGGAAGATATTTCCGGAATGCTTTCCCCCTGCAGTATACTCTGCGTCATTATTGACTGTATTTTTCTCCGGTTCCATTGCACATCTTTTGGAATAATATGCCGCTTGTTTTTGTCCGGAGACGGCATAACATATTCTTCCTGACGCCGCAGGCGTTCCACCGTTTGCCGGTTATACAAAATATATCCGGTATCGCATTCCCCGCCGTGCTCTACCTGATACGTTGCAAAGTTATGATTCAGGGCGTATACGTCCGGCATTCGTCCTGTTGCGGTCTGTTTTGCTATTTTATTCGCGTTGTGCATGTCCGCCGCGAGGTTGTCCCGCATTTCCTCGTATCGCTTGCCCATCGCTATTTTCCGCGTCCGCCAGTCGTTAAATTCCTTTTCCGTTATTTCCCCCTGCTCAAGGAGCAGGCGCTGTTTCTGCTCCTGCTCCCCTATTTCCGCAAAGTAAACGTTCATTTTCTTTTGGATCTCTTTCGCGGCCTGTCTATATTCGTCCTGAATGTCCTTTTCCAATTCTCCGAGCATCCGGTCTGTCAATATGTGCCCCTGATCCGGTTTCGCCATCGTTTATTCCTCCGCGGCTTCCTTTGGTGTTTCCTGCTCTTCCGTGTCGATCTCGCTGATTCGTTCTAGCTGATCGGCGTCGATGCGTTTTAACACTTCGTCGATCTGGTCGGCGTCTCCGAGGATCGTCATAATTTTACTGGTTACATATGTTTCATCAAGATATTGCGCGGCCGCTATTACGGAGGTTATTTCTTCCTGAACGTTTACGAGCATCGATCGTGTAAACGTTGCTTTTCCCTCAATTCCAATAACTGCGAGGATCCCGTCTAAAAAATCATGTATGCAATACTCGAATTCGTCCGCCTTGCTGTTGATCGGTTCATACGCGGCGCGGATCTGCGTTGCTGTTACTGCTCCCGCGGCGAGGTTCTTGGTATCCAGTGCCATAAAATCTTCGTACAGATCCGCCCTGATACGGTCGAGGAGCGCTTCCCTTCCTTCGTGCGGCGCTTCTAACGTTTGCGGCGTTGCCTTGCCCGCGTCCGGAACGTTCGCGGCGTGCATTGTTTTGATACGTTCGACGAATTGCGCGAGGTCTACGTCGTCCGCCCCGCCGTTGTTCTCCAATATCCAGAAAACATAACTTGCCTCATCGATTGTGTTACAAAAGCCGGATTTAATAAGGTCGTATGCATCTATTTGCTCCCTGATTCCCTCCAGTTCGCTCTGTCTTGTGGGATTGCCCCAGAGCGGGACGATCGGGAAGGTCGGATAATTTTCCCCGTCATAAATTGCCGTTCCGTCGGCGATCGACGTTCGGACGATCTGTGTATAGCTCCGGCGCGGTGCTAAAATAGCGCCGTCCGCCTGTCCCTGCTCGTTTGTATTCCAGATCAATTCCGTATATCCGTTTTCCTCGTATAGTGTAGCGCGGAGCGGCTTTGATGGATCCACCTGCCAAAACCGGACGCCTGCACGCAGGGCGCCGTTTGTTTCGTCGTATAGCGGCGCGAATTCTAACAGGGTAAATACTTCCATATGGTCGTAGTTAAAAAATCCGAATGCGACGCCTTGCATAAGGGCGTCTTTCCCGATTTCCTGCAGTCTGGTGTCGAAGTCGTTGCCGAGTCGTTTCTTCGGCTCGTCGTTGTCCCATTGGATCCCATTTCCAAGCAGAAACTGTGTTTCCTGCGTTACAAAACGTTTAAAAAAATTGCTCGACAGCTTATAATTCGCGCTGTATGTATCCGGCACGGCCTGACCCGTTACGGTATAAAGCAATTTCTGATAGTTTACTATTGTCCTGTTCTGGTGCTTGTAATAGTCTAGTGCTATTTGCGCTTTTCTGTATATGCGGCTTGCTGTATGTCCGTTTATAATTTGCCGTACAAAGTCGATTCTAGCGCGGTCGTTTTCTCCAACTGCTAATAAATCCTGATATGTAATCATTGCGCCCCCTTTACCGCATCCATAGCGGCGAGTATTGGTTTTTCGGGATTGCAACGCGTTTTGTTTTGACAAAATACCGCGTCGCATCCATATAGTGATCGTTGACCTTTATAGGCCGCTCCGTTTCCTCCGTGTTGTCCCATGCATAACCGCCCGCCTCATCTTTCCACTCTTCGAGCGTCGGGCTGATTTTAAACGCTCCGTTTTTCATCGCGGAGGCCGTTTCCCTGATTCCGTCTAATACGTCATTGTCCGCGCGCCTGACTTTGTATTTTCCGCGCTTCTGCAATAGCGTTATAAAAGAGGCCGCCGACGGGTCAATAATTGTTTCTAGCTTTTCCATTCCGCCGCGGTTTTCATAGTAGTTAAAAACATCCTCAAAGCACGCGTCCAGATCCTGCGCGTATTCCTCATCCGTTTTCTGCTTTCCGGTGTCGCGGCCGCTGTAGTAATACCCGCGGGAGCCATACCACACCCCGCCGTGATATTCCCATAAAATAGCCGCAAAAGCGTTTAACGTTCCATAGTCAATACTCATGCTGTATTTTCGCGGCTCATC